CATGGTGACAATCGAGGGCACAGTTGGGGGCGGCGGGTCCAAAGTGTCCCCGCAAAAGGCCGCGCTGGCGTCATCCACCTTGCGGTAAATCACCACCCCATCATCCGTATCGAACGGGCGCGCCTCACCGATCGGCCAGCCGTCGCCGTCGATCTCCTGCCCGCCCAGCGGGCCACCAGACAGCGCCAGCATCACTCAAACTGCCCCTTGATCGTCACCATCCCGGCGATGATCTGCGAAGCCGTGGCCGTCGCTACCGGCATACGCAGGCCGATCACGAAAAAGCGGCCCGGATTGGTGACAAGCGGCGCGGATGCAAAGTCTTCGGAAATCCAGCGATCCGCGCGTGCGCCAACCGCCGCACCGATGGCGAGGCTCTGTGCGCCGAGCGGAACGCGGCGGTTGCTGGCCGTCGCCAGAGAAACCGCCGTCTGGTCGGGCGATGCGAACCAGTTAAGCAGGGTCGGCGTCGTCGCCACTGCCGCGCCCGTGTTCCAAGTGTCGATAGAGATGCCCGTCACGATCAGGCTGTAAGGCGCGGGAACCGTGAAGCCGAACAGGGCATAGTCGGTCGCCGCGCCCGCCACTGCCGCGAACTGGAACAGCCCGCCCAGCGTGGTATAGCCCGCCGTCGTGTTGGAAAGCGTTGCCGAGGCCGGGGCCGCGCTGTTGGCAAACTGCGCCGTCTGGGCAAAGGTCGTCGGGTTGACTTCCGCGCCCTGCCCGTTGAGCGCGGCGGTCTGGCCCCATGGGCGATTGAGAAAGGCGTCCAGCATCACGACATCTATTGATGTCACAATAAGGTTCGGGGCTGATGCTGGGGCCGTAGGGTGGTGTTGCCGCACATATACAGGCAAACGCGAGGCATCCCAAAGGCGCGGCCCCGAGAGGGGAAGTTGAATGCGGCGCTCCGCGAGAATCAGGCCGGTGCTGCTATCCTGCACCGCGAAAATCGCCTCGTCATCGTCGAGAACTACATCCCAAGTGTAATAGTTGCTCTGCCAGCCAGAGCCGAGTGCAACGGCGCTCGTCGTCGTGTCCACGCCATTGAAGGTAACAACCCCCTGCAAAGTGCCGTTTGCGGCAACCTGCCAGTAGGCCCCAACGGTGGGTGCATTCAACTGTGACGCAGGCGCGCCAAATCCCAACTCCATTACGGCATTGGTTACATGGCCGAGCCGTGCGCGAAACTTTGCGTGCAGGGGTGCGCGCTGCAATTTCGCAAAGCGGCGGTTGCTGACAACCATTGCGCCAGCGGCAGAGGTGATGACGTTGGTGTTGTTGAGGTTGAGGCCGCCAGTTGATGTTTGTGCAGGCGTGAAGCCGGTGCCCGATACTGTGACTCGGTTCGGAACGGAAATTGTAGCCCCCTCGAAAGGTTCCGAGAACAGCACATTGTTGAGCGCCACGCCCTGATTGCCCATGCGATCAACGCGCAAGGCGCGGTAGTTGTCATCATTCAGCCCCGCCATCGGCATCAGCCGGTCGGTCGCCGCCGATGCGCCTCCGCGCGCCTTGGGGATCGGGTTGCCGTTGGGGTCGTAAAGGCCTACTTGAAGTGTGCCGTTAGCATCGCCCTCAATGTCCGTTCCGCCTGCGCCTTGAAGTTTCGCCATATTCCGTTCCTTTTACGCTGCCAGAGAGTAATGCACGCGGCGCTGGCCTTTGATCGTGCTGCCGTTGATACTGATGATCTGTAGCCGCACCGTGCCGTTCACCGGCACTGACGCGGCCACTAGAATGGGGTCCATTTCCAGTTCATCGAACGCCACGCCTGCTGGCTGGCTGCCCGAGATCGAAGTTACAACCTTGTGTGATGTCAGTGCCGCCGCGTCGGTAATATCCACCGTCAGCGCGCTCTTGCCGGGCGATCCGAAGTCGCAATCGGCAGTTGTGGCTGCAAGTCCAGCATCCGGGAAGACGACTGTGCCCGCACCATCGTCGTATGATCCGCCCGCCGCCGCCACCATCGCGCCCACCACGTCTTGCGATGCTTCGGTGAAGTCGCTGATCGTGCTGGCGGCTTGCGTGCCGGTGTGGTTTGCGCGGTTCTTCAGGTTGGCATCGGTATCGTTGGCCGTGGCCCCGCTGGCGATCCCGTCCAGCTTGGCCAGATCGGTGGCCGTCATCGCGTTGCCGTCTGCGAAGGTTAGCGTGGTCAACTTCAGCTCGCCGGAAAAATCGCCCGCCGTGCCGTTGCCCAGCGCCAACACCCCGGCAGAGAGGCGCGAAATCCCGCTGTCGTTCGATCCACCGACCAGATTTCCCGTGCTGTTCCAGACCAGCACCCCGCCAGAGGCCAGCGCGGCATTGCGAACGCCGCCAGCCTGAAACAACTTCAGGATCTGGACGCCCGCCACCGAAAGCAGGGCGGTGTAATCGTCGTCGCTCGAAAAGCTGCCACCCGCCGAACCGCCAACCGCCAGCGCGCCGGGCGATGCGGGCACGCGCAACACGCCATTGTCGTCAATCGTCGCTGCGCTGTTCTGGATTTCCCTGCCAGTTGTCAGATGAAACCGCGCAATCGCATTGTCCGTCGCGCTGGCGGGCGGCACTGTGATCTCGCTGGCCTTGGCCGCGATCATCACTGTCGCACTGCCCGAAAGCGAAAGCGCCGCCGTGGCCAGCGCCGTGCCGTTCCATCGCTCTTCGCTGGCGTCGCGGCTCAGCGTGTTGCCGCTGGCGGTATAGGTGCCCCGGCCCTTGGCCCAGCTCGCCCCGTCGCGGATCACATAAGCCACTAGCGCACCATCCGGCACGCCCGCCTCGGCAAAAGTCAGATAGTCGCCATTCGTCGCATCGCGCACCGCCGCGCCCAGCGTGATCGTGCCGGTGCCGGTGGTGGTGGTTTCCACCATCACCCGGTCAAACAGCCGCGCCACTATGCGATCCCCCAGCGACCAAACAGAGCGCGCATAGACTTCGCGCGCGCCTCATTCATGCGAGCGGTAACGAAAGCTGCATCGGCAATCCGGCCATCGGCATCGGCGTCCATGACTGCGCTTTCCATTGCGCCGCGCACCTCAATCATGGCTGGCCTGAAAAAGGCATTGCGCACATTGACGCTAATCCCGACTGCCTTTGCGGCAACAGGATAAAGGCGCTCTGCGCTCGCCTTGAGATGATCCGGCAAGCCGCTCGGAAGCGAACGCTCGCGCAGCCACGCATGGGAATAGGCGCGATGGCGCAGAGCAATGCTATCGGCCTCAGTGCGCGCCCGGTGCATGACAATCTCAGCCTGATCGCGGGTCTGCGCGTGCGGCATCCCTGGCGCAATCTCTGCCCAATACGCGCGCAGCCCGTCCACGTCCCCCGCTTCAAGCAGGTTGCGAAAGGCCAGCGCGCTCATGGCATCAGTCCAGCGTGATTGCAGTTGAAGTCGTAAGCTGCGGTGTTACACCACTCGAAACCGAGATGCTGGGCGTCACTGTGCCAGAAAACAGGATCGCAGTTGCGCCACCACCCGTCTTGCCGGTGCTGAAATAAGTGACCGTAGAAGTCGAGCCAGTGCAGGCCGGAAAGCCGACTATTGCAGCCGGGGAGACGCTGTTGCCAGTTACGGTATGACCAGAGCCGGATCGCGCCACATTGACCCGCGCGTAACTGGTATATCCCGCCTCACTCGTCGTCATGTCGCCAGCTTCGCCGGGATCGGCGGTATGAAGGCCGTAGTGGATATTGGTCTGCGGTGAAGTTCCGGCATTGTCAGCATAGTTTGCCCATGCCGTCGCCTTGAAGATCAGTTCGAGCAGGGCTGTCTCAGTGGCGTTTGAAATGGACATTATTCAGCCCTCAAATCTTGCCGCTTGGGGCCACCCTGCAAAGGATGGCCCGCGCGACGAATTACTCCGCTTCCGGCTCCGCACCTTCCGGCGCATCGCTGGCAGCATCCTTGCGGGGCCTGCCACGCTTCGGCTTGTCGCCAGCTTCCGGCTCCGGCGCGGTCAATGCATCGAGTTCATCGTCCGAAAGGCCGTCAACTTCGATTGCCTCAAACCATTCCGGCGCGAAGTCATCGGCATCGATAACCTCGCCCGGATTGGCTTCGACAAGAACGCCATCGAGATAAGCACCCCTTGGTCCGGTGCTGATATTGCGCACCGAAACCATTAGAAGCTGTCCCGATAGACGATTGCCTTGGGCAGGCGGACCTCAACACCGCCCACGTTCATGATCCCGGCCACTTCATAGACCATGCTGGCCTTCTGGAACGGCGCGAGGAACTGGTGCGGGCCGGGCAGGTGGAATTTGAGCACCTGCGGATTGTTGTCATAGGCCACCATGCGCGTGGTATCGCCAGTGCCAGCGGTTTCGAGCGCGCGGCTCTTGATGATCCGCAGGCCCTCGCCAGCCACGTTATTGGCCTGGAGGAATTGCAGGATCGTCATATCGCTGTTCGTGCTGACACGCTGCGAAGCGATATAGTTGTAGCGGGTAGTCGGCAGGGCCAGTGTATTGGCAACATGCGTCTCGCCAGTGCCGGTTTCGACAGCGCCCAGCGCCTCGTTGATGTCCCGCAGGATCAGATCCGCGCTCTTGGTGGTCCAAAGGCGCGAGGGTCCAGTGCCGTCATTAGCAACCTGCGCGGACGGAGCCGACGCATTGTTGACGAAGCCGGTCCAGCCCTTCTCAGCCGATCCGACAGGCGTCTTGCCATTCATGGCAATGCCGTAGATGAAGCGATCAGCGGCCTGCACGGCTGCCTGCGCCTTGTCGGACGAAAGCGAGCGGCCCAGCTTGGCTGCGCGTTGCAGTTCCTGCGTATTCCACTCGTAGCCGATCCCGGCAAGGTGGAAGTTATGCGTGCCCTGCGACATCTTCGTGCTGGCATAGGGCATGTCGAATGCCCCGGCGGCGAGGAAATTTGCCTGCCCGACCTGATCCATCGAATAGACCAGAGTGCCGATATCCCACATATCGCCCGAGCTATCGATGCTCATGAACCGCGAGATGTCGAAGCTCGGATACTTCGTCATGTAGACTTCGGCTTCGATGCGGTGAAGCTGCGGCGTCAGGAAGGCATAGCCAACCTGCGCGTCCGAGAAGAACGCTTCCACCTTGTCCGAGAACGTGGCGGCGAGGCGCGCATTGTCGGCTGCCCAGATGTTGATCACCTGGCGCTTGACATCGGCATCAGCGGCGAGGAACGCGATAGGGTCCGTAATCCGGCCCGATGCGCTGTCATAGAAATTGTGAGTGATGGCAGTCATTTGTCCGGCCCCCTTAGCGCTTGACAATCAGGACAAGCGCGTCATCCGCGCCAGTGGTATCGAAAACCCAGCCGTTGAGCGGCACGCCAGCATCAGCGACGAAATCACCGCTGCTATCGACGAAAACCGGAGCGCCGTCGGTGACGGAGCCGCCAGCAGTGACCCAGATGGCACCACTCGTCAGAATGTTGACGTTCTCATACTGCTGGTATTCGTCGGCATCCTGCCCGGCAGTGTAGCCGAGCGCCGAAGTGGCAATCGAGATGCCGAGGAAGGGATTGCCCGCCACGGTGATCGCGAAGCTGTCACCAGCCACGAAGTCGGTTGCGCCATCGGCGAGCGTGAAGGCAAGGCCACCGGCAGAGAAGGCTGAAGCGACAACGCCGTCGCCAACTTGGCGTCCGAGCGGATCGGAAACGACGAATGTGCCGACGTTCGCACCCGGCTCGATAATGGTGAGCGTGTAAACGCCCGGCATCGCACCCGCCGAAACGGTGATCGACCCCATCGTGCCGTTGCCGGTATTCGTGCCCAGTGCGGCGGCAGTCGCGGTGAGCGCCTGCGCCAGAAGGCAGCCATGGTCGCCAGCGCCGCGAAAAACCGCCTTGCCGAAGCCAATGCCTGCGGCAGTCTCGCAAGTGCGCGAGATGCGATTGGACGTTTCACCGTTGGCAATCAGGCCCGGATAGGCCGCTGCAACGGCATCGGTGTAAGTCGTCTGAAGTTCGGTCATGAAACGTCCCCCTTAAGCGTAGCGAGCGGCGCGGATGGTCGCGACAGTCGAAGCCGCATCGACCACATTGGCGACCGGCGAGATATTGGCGACAGTGGCCACGGTGGGCTTCGCGTCCTTGGCGATCACCGCGAAAGCGGCGGCGGTCTGCGCATCATCGAAGTCCTTGGCGGCATCGCCCAGATGCTTGGCGACGATGGCACTGCGGATTTCCGCCTCGCTCTTGCCGTCGATCACGATGGCCGGGTCGATTGCCTTGGCCTGCGCAGCGAGCGCGGCGCGATCCGCAACGCGCTTGTCGAGCGCGGCGGGATCGGATGCAGCCTTGGCATCGGCAAGCGCGTTGTCGAGCGTCACCTTTTCCGCCGTGAGCGTGGCGATTTCAGCCTTGGCGTCGTTCAGTGCCTTGTCGGCAGCGGCGATTGCCGCGTCCTTCTTGGCGAGGACGGCCTCAACTGCGGCAACGTCGCCCAGATTGACGGGCAGGCCGTCGATAGTGATCGTCTTGGACACAAGGCCCTCCTTCGTGTTGAATTTCAGAGCATCGGGATTGGCATCGCAAAGGGCGAACTTCTCGCCATCCTTGATCGCACATTCGGGACCGGCGCGGCCCTTATCGACCAGCGCAACATGATTACCGCGAATGGTGGTCTGGCGCGCGTCGTATGTGGTGCCATCGGGCGCGGTGCCCGGCGTCCAGTCGAGCTGACAGCTATAACCGTTCGAGAGTTCGCGCTTGCCGCTATCGACCGCCGCGATGGCGGCCTTGTCCATAAGCACAAGATCGAAGGCGAGGTATTCGCCATCACGCATCGCGCCCATGACAGTGCCGCGCGCATGATCGCGCCAGTTGGCGGCAGTCACGGCCTGCGAAGGGTGATCGTTCGTGATCGCGCGGCCAATGAAGCTGCGCACGCTGTCTGCGGCAAACACTTCTGCGGCATCACGGTAAATCTTGACGGTATCGGTGGCCTTGAATGTGGCGGGCGCTCCGACTTCGCTGGCGAGATAATTATAGACCCCGGCGCGCGCGGCCTTGGCGCGGACAGCAAGAAACCCGTCCGAAGTGCGGCGGGGTGCATCAAGCGTCAAGGCATCAGCAAATTGCATTGGCCGATGGATATGGTTAAGCGGGCGGGGCTGTTACCGCCGTCAAGAAATGGGGCTAGAAAGGGCCTTCGAGCGAAAGCACTGCTCGGCTCGTGCAGCCGCAGAATGGCAATTCGCCAGGCATATCATCCGGCGCTTCGTCGTCCGAATAGCGCCTGCCATTGCGGGCCTTATGCTCTGGCCGTGGGTGCGCCTTGCCTGAATGGACCCACTCGAATGTGTCGATACCGACTTCGCGCCGCCGCTCCTCATTGAGTGCTGATGCGAGCTTCACCATTTGATCGCTGGCCACGTTCAATGCCCGCTTGCGGCCCATGCCCACTGCCTCGCGCAGCACCTTGGCCACCTCCCGCGCGGATTGCCTGCGCTGGATGCCATCGAATATGGCTTGACCGATGCGCGTGCGGGCTTGCTCTGAGATTGACCGGATCAATCCAACATTGCGCTCGATGGCCGATGCAACAGGCACCTTGGCACCTTCCGGCCCTATCATGGTGCCAATCTGGACGCCGGTTGCCGTGGCAACAGTCGCAGACCACTTGCTGCGGTGCAGCCGTTCCACGCGCATTGCCCAATCGCGCAACCGCAGCCGGATTGTCAGCACGATACGCGCAGCCTCGTTTTCGACACCGGACAGGATCGAGCCAATATCGGCGGGGCTGTCTTGCATGACCTCTGCAAGGCTGCGCTCGTATTGTTCCATGATGATGGGGATTGCCGCCTCCCACGCCTTGATGATCGGGGCATAGGCGCTGGCGTAAAGGTCGCTGGCCATGGTCGCTGGCACATTGACCGGACGCATGACGATCTCTTTGGCGCGGGGCTTCGCGCGCTTGGTCATGTCGGCGAGCGGAACGCGGGCCATCAGGCTTCGCCCGCGTCAGTCCCCCCCGGAACCTCGCTCTGATCCCCTCCTTCCGGATCATTCGCCGGATCGGCCTCGCCGCTCAAATCCGGCTCGATGCCATAGCGTTCGTCGTCCGGTATCTCGGCAAGCGCCTGTTCAAGCTCGGGCATATAGCCTTCTTCGACCATGAGCGACTGCACCGCCTTGGCGAATGCCTGATCGGGAATGGCCCCGGTGTTTTGCAGCTTCGTCACCGCGTCCATCTGCTTGTCGAAGCGCGCGGCATCATCGGCCTGGCTGGGCGTATCGAGCGGGGCGAAGTCATACCACTGGCCTTCGGGCATGGTGCCAAGCACCGATGGCACAAGATAGGCGTCCACGCGGTCAAGGCACGGCGCGAGTTCGAGCGTCTGCATCGCGCGCACCTTCTTGCGCCAATCGACTTGCTGACTATCGCCGCTCGAATTCATGCCTTCGGGCGCACGGCCAAGCAGCCGGGTTGCCGGGATATCGGACACGGCTGCGACGAATTCGCCGTAGGCGTTGATTACATCCTTGGCCCCGGCGAAGTTGTATTGCGCATCGGTAATCGTCTCGCCGTCCTTGCCGTCGCGTCCGCTATCAAAGATCATGGCGTTGAACATGCCTTCGGCGAGCGCCAGCGTCTCAAGCCGTGCCTGCACCATCTCAGTGCCGCCCGGCATGGAAACCGTCTCGGACAGGCCGGGAATGCCAATGCGCAGCACGCGGGCCTTGTGAAGCATGGCGGCAAACGCGCCGCGCGCAGCATCGCTATCCGTCACCGCTTCCAGAACTTGCGCAACCGTGCTTTCGCCCCAGAATACATCGGCATTGTTGCTGCCAAGCGGGCTTGCGATCATTGCGGCGGTATCAGCGCGGAACGGGATCACGCGCGAGGGGTGCAGTTCAATTTGCGCGCCGCTCGCATCGGACATAAGCCACATGATCGGCTCGCCATAGCCCGGCTCGCGCGCGTCAAGCTGCAATGCGTTGAATGACAGGTGCCAGCGGGAAACGACATGGATAAATGACAGCGCGCCGCGCGCGGGGGCGGGAGCGGGCTTATTCGGATCGCCGGGAAGGCCAAGGATCAAGGCCCCGCCGCCAAGGCCGCGCAGGATTTCGGCACTGCGCACCTTCTGGCGCAATTGCAGCCGCTTTTCTTCGGCTTCGATCAGGGTGATCTGATCGGTTTCGAGTTTCCAGTCGCGCCACTCGCGCACCATATCGAGCGCGGGGATCTGGATGATCTTGCGCATAAGGCCGGAGCCGCGATAGGCTTGGTCGATCTGATGCTGCGACAGGCACCCGGCAACATGCGAATAGCCCGTCCGGGCATCGCGCTTCGTCCCCGCGCCCGTGATAGCATTGCGAAGGCTATCGGCGAATTGCAGCACTTTGCCCATTGGCGCGGTATGTGCGGGACAGGGGCGCATCGTTACCGCCGTCAACCTGCCAGCGCGGAGAGGTTATAGGATGATCCGCCCAGCGCAAGCTCATTGAACGCATCGGCGGCGGCGTCAACCTGATCGTCATGCGCGCCAGCGGGGAACAGGGCGAATTCGTCAAGAAATGGCTGGACCCATGCGTCGCGCACCGGATCGCCGGTAACGAGAATGCGGACATTGCCCGCCTCGGCTTGGCTGGCGAGCGGAGCGGCGCGCGTTGCCTTGTCGCCAGTCGGGCGCTCGATCTTGACCGGGAAGCCTGCAAGCTTGCGGACAAGGCCGTCAACATGGGCCTTGCCTGCCGCGCCGGGGTCTTGCGCGAGACGGACCGTGACGCGGTTTCCATCGGCGGCGCTTTGCTGCAACAGGCTATGCTCGACTTCCATGGGAGAGCCTTGGAAGCGGCGGCAACCGTGAATGATGAACAGCCCATCGCGGGTGCGGGACATAAGCACGCCTGCGGTCCAGTCAGGATCATTGCTTGTGGTTTTCGCAGTCGCGGCCAAATCCCATCCTCGCACGGTGCGGTGGATATCCACCGGCATGGCTGCGATGGGGGTAAACCATGACGGCTTGAACAGCCCGCCCTCGCGCGGGGCAGGGCGCTGTTGTAACTGGCCAGCGGTGGCATAGGCTCCAAGCGTGCGCTCCAATTCGTCAACCTGCCGCTCCGGGAAGCGATCCGGGAACATCAATTCCCCGGCCTTGCTGCGCGGGTCGCTCCAACCGATTGACGTTGTGCGGGCGCGCTCCGGCTCATAGCGCATCGGGATCATCAGGTGTTCATAGCCAAGCTCGCAAGCGATGGCGGAGACATCGCGTTCGTGCAGGCGCTGCATGATGATGATGATCGCGCTATCGTCATTGTTGACACGGCTTGGCAGGGCTTCCCGGAATGTCAGAATATCGGCGTCCAGTTTGGCCACGCTGTTGGCATCATCGACGCTATGCGGATCGTCCAGGATGATGCGATCACCGCGCGATCCGGTCATGGACGTGAAGGCCATGGCCTCCCGAAAGCCGGTTGCATCATTCTCGAATTTGGTTTTCGCATTCTGATCGCCGGTCAGGATGATTGGCCAGAGGCGCTGATACCACTTGGATTGAATGAGGCGGCGGCATTTCATGTTGTCGCGCACGGCGAGGTCTTGCTTGTGCGCGGTGCCGATGTAGCGCAACGCCGGGCGCGCGCGCGGCCCCCACTCCCATGCCGGGAACAACACGCCGGTCAAGAGCGACTTCATTGAGCCGGGTGGCACATTGATGAGGACGCGCTTGAGATCGCCAGAGCTTACTGCTTCGAGATGATCGCAGATGGCATCGAGCGCCCACCCCCATTTGAGCGGGGTTGCAGGTTCAAGCACTGGCCATGCGAGGCGAGCGAAGGCGGCGAGGCTTCCCGCGCACAATTGCCGTTCTTCGTCGTCTAGAACCTCATCCTCTAGAGCGATGATTTCAGCATCAATGCGCGCGAGCGAGGCGTTCACGTTCTGCTTTCAGCATGGCCAAGCGCGCATTCCGCTCTTCGGGAGATCGCGTCACAACTTCGCTGCTTTCCACCACAAGGCCATTCAGCTTGGCGGCGTCCATGAGGCATTGGCGAGCGACATTAAGGGCGCTTGGCCCTTCCATCTTCTCGGCTTTTTCGGACAGGCCAAGCAATTTTGCCGACACGCTGGCGACGGTAAGTTCGATCTTTTCGGCGCTTGCTGCGAATGTCCGCTCGATGGCAGCGCGGATTTCAACATTCGTCAACAGCCTCTGTCCGGCAGAGTATGCCGTCTTCGCACTGTATCCTGCCCGGATGGCAGCCTGTGTGGCATTCTTGTCGATGGCGTATTCGCGGGCGAATGCCTCTTGCTTCGGTGTCACTTTGTTTTCCCCAATGTCTTGCCCATGACGTATCGCCGTGCCCGGCTTTCTGCGCGCAGGTTTGGCCTTGCGGTTCCGCCTGAGACTAGCCGCCGTTCGGCGCGGAGTTGATCGCCGCCCGATTGCTCGATCCATCGACGGATGATGCGCCAGTTGGTGCGATAGTGATCCTCGATCCCATCCCAGCCCATTTCGATAAAGCGCTCGCGAAAGTCGGACGGGCATGGGCGGTATGGCTTGATGTTGCCATCAGGCAGGATAAGTGCGGCGAGTTGCTGATCGCATGATCGCAGGAGAGATGGCGACGATTGCCCGGACGGTGCATCGGCCACGGCCACGCACTCTGTGCCTGCGATGGTATCCAGCATATGCGTTCCTCGGCTTCGGACCGTGGAACCTTTTCGTCATGGGCATAGATAGCGGATTGGCGGCGGTATCGTCAAGGTGGCCTATCGATCGGGTTTGTTGATCAATGCGATTGCCTTGTCGCGTGCATCGCGGGCTTGTTTCCATACGATGGTCTGGCTTTCGCTCCCCATATGTGAGCAGTAGAGCGCATCGCATCCAATCCACATTTGATCGATCAGTTTGGCAAGTTCGGCTTGGCGAGATTGATTTTTTGGCATGGCTGGACTTCCTCTTTAATTCACTCTGAGTTCAATCTCAGTTCAATATCAGAAAATGGCGGATTTGTGCGGGTTTGATAGGTTAATTCAATAATTCAATATATATATGGTATATACCCTGTATCTTCCACCTTACCCATACCCCCCTTTATATACGGCGGCGCATTGAATTTTTGAATTAACCCAAAAAACCGCAGTTTTCTGCGGATTTCAGGACTTGAATTTACCCATTGAAGTGAGGTTTGAATTTGAGTTTCACGCAATGTCGAAATAGATGGTGGTTTCCGGTCCACCCTTGTCGGCCTTTGGAATTTTCATGGCGCGAACCATACCAGCCTCGATCATGCCAGCGATAATGTCTGCCCGTTTGCGGCGATCAAGGAATTGTGTCTTGCGGCTGAGTTTGGTCCCGTCGATCCCGGCGCTTCCGGCTTCGGAGATGATGCGCATGACACGCTTGACGATGGTTTCATGCTCGCTGTCAGCCACTCGATCTTCTGCGGCGCGCATGAGTGCTTCGACTGATATGCGGGATATCATCATGCCCCATTCGAGATCGCGAGTTGCGATCATTGGGGATGCGGGGCAATCGGTGATAGATTTGATCAGGGCGATCTTGAATGCGTTTTCGGCAAGCCGCCCAATGATCCCTGACACTTGTTCGTTTTGATTATTCCGCTGCATGGCAAGCTGCGTTTCTCGCATATCGCGCGCCACTTGCTCGGCCTCTGTATCGGCGTATGGCACCATGTAGGGCTTTGGCGTGACGTTGGCGCTGTTGCCTAGCGGGAAGGGGTTGTGTCCCTCTGCACCGCGCGAGATTGCCTTTGTCGCTTCTATCAGGTGATCGGGCATGGGGACGGCTGCAATATCGTGTTGCAGGTCTGGATAGTCATTCTCGCTCTCGAAAATGATCATCCGAGCCAGTGAGCCATCCTCCATGTTTGCGCTTGAAAGCGACCCCCAGAATATGCGCGGCGTGGTGACGCCGAAAAGGCATAGGCATGGCTGCTCTATGACTTCGCGCGGCTTCTCCTTGTCATTGGCATATGCTGTGCCAAGGAATGTGCTGTTCGCGATGGGGTAGAATTCGGTCAAGGTATCCATGACCTCGACGATATGCTTGGGGCTGCGCTTTCGGTCTGCGGCGGCAGCGATGAGAAACCCGACTTCGTCCAGCGGGAAGAATATGGACGGGTTACGGGTAACTGCGGTGATGAGGCCGGACCCGGATGCTATCTTTGACCCGCCAACATGATTAGCCAATCCTGCGTCGATCAGTAGGCGGGTTGCGGCGCGCAAAGGATAGTCCTTTCCTGAGCCGCTCCTGGCTATGCCGATGGAATAGATATTCGTGCGCAGGTCGGTTGGCCCGGCATAGCGGCGTCCTGCAGCGGCTCCGAACATGGCGAGGGCCGCGCCAAGGGTAAGCCAAGGCTGTGGGGATGGTGCAACTGCGATGACGTGGCGCACGAATGCGGCAAGCGTGCCGTCTCCAAGATCGGCCAGCCATTGCGGATCGCGCGTATCTGCCCGCCGCTCCGGCCCTTCGTATTCCGATATCGTGATCCCGATATCGCCCTCGCCATCATCCTCGCGCAATGCCGCTGGCACCATTGCGCTGCGCACCTTGGCCTTGCAGTTGGCAACGAAGGCGTTCCACTGCTCATCCGACATGACCGGCGCATGCAGCGTCTCGCCCTCTTGCGGGCTGTCTTGCCGGACGAGCTGGATTGCGCGGGCGGCTGCGCGGCGCGGATCACGCTGCGCGAGGAAGTGAGCGGATACGGTATTGGCGGGATTGAGCAGGGTGCCCATGATTGCCGCGTCGGAGTGCCCCGCGTTGGCCATGAGGCGCGCAGCGGCCAGCCCATCGCCGCTGCTGTCGTATCCGGGCGGTGTCTCAATGGCGAGGCGGATCGGGTCAAGGGATGACAGGCCAAGGCTGTCTGGTGTCACCATCTCGATATCGGCGGGAATGTTGACGGCAACTGTTTCCATTTTGGAAACGGTTGGATTGGCGGGCGGGAAGCCTGCGGCCAGTTCCTCGGGCTCATAGACCAAGCCGTCATCCTCGCTGGCCCATGTGGCGAGCTTGGGGGTGCGGCCCCGCGCGATCTTTTTCTTGTCCGGCCAGTTGACGGAGCCGGGAACGCGCATGAGCCGGTCGATATTCTGGCATGCGTCGGCGTCAAACCAGTCGCGCGCCTGAATGTTGATCGCCTCGATTGATGCGAGGTTGGCGCATGGCCCATCGAGCCGCCAGAAGGCTTGCAGCCCGCCGCCACTGTCGATCACGAAGCTGGGCGGCTGATCTATTTCGAGTAGCGCGGCGGTGATCTCGCCCTTGTTGAACGCGCCACCTGATTTTGGCGGGTCAATGTCCACATGCACAAATCGGGCGGAGCGAATATCTGCCTTGCTCGGCTTTGTGTGAAGTCCGGGCCGGACGTGATTGACCGTCCAATAGACGTTATAGCCATTGGCATTGGCTGCTTGCGCACCCTTTAGTGCGGCATTTGCATCGGTTCCGAAGTCATGGCCGCGCACTCCGATGCCATTGGGATGGATGTAAACCAGATGGATCTGATCGAGATTGTCGAAAAGCTGGCGCGCGATATCAGGCTTGAATGAGAGAGCGGACATTAACGAATTCCTGCAAGCGCCAAAGCCTCTGCCATGGCGGGATTTTGAAACGATGGGTCACGCCACTGCATATCGGCAGGGTGCATTTCCAATCGGGCCAATACGAGATGATGCCAGACGATTTCGCATCCGGTTGGCATCCGATCACTTTTGGTGCTGTTGCACTTGCGATGCATTGCGATCATGTTTCCGATGTGATCGCCACCGCCCTTGGCCCGCGCGATGACATGATCGATAGATGGCAACAGATGGGGCAGGGCGGGATCGCCAAGCGGTGGCATCTTGCGTCCGCACGCCGGGCAAATACCTTGCTGCGCATCGTATAGCGCACTGATTAATGGCCGGGCTTTGGATTTGACCAGAGCAACCATTAGAACGGGACATCGCTATCGACGATGATCCGGATTTCGTTCGACATGATGTTGTATGCATGGGCGATAAAGCCGAGCCATTCCATTTCAGTCATGTCTGACATGTCGGTTTTGCCGATGCTTTCGAGATATCCGCCGATGGCCTCACTCGACGCATAGAGCGCGGCCTGCTCTGTCTGATTGAGCGTCATCATGGCCGATTGTGGGGCGGTGTAGCTGTTCATGTGTTGCGCTCCAGCAATTCATTCATGCCATAACGGCGTGCCTCGTTTTCCAATGCGGCCACCTTGCGCCGGGCCAATTCAAGCTGGTTTGGCAGATACTTGGCGCGATATTTGGCGGGATCATATTTGGGGGGCTTCGCGTCGCTCATGCTGCGATATTCCTTTCCTGATTGGCTGGCGGCTCGAATTTGAACGCGGTGATCTCATCGTATTTGCCGCTACGCTTGACCCTGATATGGCTGGGAACGGCGATCTCAGCGGCCCTCGCGATTGCCTCATCGACGGTGCGCGGGACGGGTGCGGCTGCGCGTCGCAGCCACCAGCTTTCCGCCTTCGTGCGCGCGTATCCTTGATGCTCGAAGCATATCCACTCGCGCTGATAGGTCATGCCGACGCGGTATTCGGCGCGCATGGATGGTGGCGAGCCAGCCTTTTCGTGCCTGCGATAATTTGCCTCAGCCACGTCCAGCCATTCCGGTTCAACGGAGAGGATGGCCTTTTGCGCGGGGATGATATCGACGACGCGCTCTGGCGGGGGAAACTCGAAACCGCATGACGGGCAGATGCGCGTCATGGTGGCGCAAGCCGTCTCGCATTCCGGGCATTCCTTGTATGGCGCAGTCCCTTCGCCCTTGCCCTTCTTCTCCGGTATCCACGGATCATCGAATGGGCCGTGCCGCGCGATGTTTCCGCCGAAGTCCAGAACAAGGCAGTCATCCTTGCCGGGCGCAAGCCGTGTGCCCCTGCCTATCATTTGCACGTATAGCCCGGTCGATTTCGTGGGCCGCGCCAGCGCGATAAGGTCAACATGCCGAGCATTAAACCCGGTTGTCAGCACCCCTTGCGAGACGAGAAAGCGGAGCCGCTGCGCCTTGAAGTCAGCGATCACGCGATCCCGCGTGCCCTTGCCCTCGTTTTGATCGGTATCGCCGAATACGCCGCGCCCGGCATAGCCGCGTGCGTTCAGGGCCTCAGCCAATGCCTCGCAATGCTTGACCGTGCATCCGAATATCAGCCAGCCCTTGCGATCCTGCCCGGCTGCGACAATCCGATTGGCGATGGCGTCCACTACATCGGGATCGAGCGCCGCGCTTTCGAGTTGCGCTGCGATGAACTCGCCGCCGCGCGTGCCGACGCCTGCAACCGATATTTGCGCATCGGCAGTCTGGCGCGGGCGGGTGACGGGCGGTGTCAGATATCCATCATCGATCAGTTCGCGCACGCCGGTTTCATGGGCGATGCCATCGAACATCGCCCCTTCGCCTTCGTGCAGCCGCCCGCTATCGAGCCGGAACGGCGTGGCGGTCATGCCGATGATTTTGAGCGCCGGGTTGATCGTTTTGAGATCGGCCAGAAACTTACGATACATCGTCGTGTCGGTAGGGCTGACCAGGTGCGCCTCATCGATCAGCACCATATCGACCCGGCGCGGCAGTTTGAACGCCTTCTTGTGAATAGACTGGATTGATGCGAACATGAGAGCCGCGCCGATATCGCGCCGGTTCAGGCCAGCCGAATAGACGCCCCACGGCGCTTCCGGCCACAGGCCGACAAGCTCGGCGGCATTCTGGCTGACAAGTTCCCGAACGTGCGTCACCACGAGGATGCACGCGCCGGGATCGGTATTGAATACCAGCTTGCACCACTCGGCGATGACAAGGCTCTTGCCCGCGCCCGTTGGCAGAACGACAAGCGGGTTGCCGTCGCGGTCGCAAAACCACTGCCACAAGTCCGCTAGGGCCTTTTCCTGATATGGACGGAGTTGGAGTGTCATTCCCCACAGCCCCTGCCGACAATCTCGCCATTCTCGCCAGCAGTGAAGTCCCGCCAGTGCCGCCAGCCTTGTGGGCAATCGAAGCCCCATTCGCGCACCTTTGGTCCGGTGAAAAACAGGGTTGTCGCGCGCTCGCCGGGGAATAATTCGATGCGATGCATGGCGGTCGCTAGTCGCGTCACCACGTCCCCGGCATTGCGGGTGATCTGGCCGTCTGGAGTATGCTCGATATACCGCCCTTCGATCACATAGCTGACATTGCGCCACGGGTGATCGTGCAAGGCCCTATCGTCATCGCTGCGCCCGAAATCGTGTAGATAGACGTTGCCGAAGTCATTGCGCGGGATGATATGCCAGCGGTTCAAATACCCTTCACCGATGACAAAATCAGGCGGGCGGGACGCCATGACGCCTCGCGCCCATTCCTGCATATCTGGCAGGTTTGCGGGTGGTTTGTAAGTCACGCCGCCTCTCCCGAAAAAATCGGCTTTGCGGCCATGCCAGCGGCTTCAAGATTGCGCTTGGCCTGCGCGAAGTAGCTGGGCTTGAGTTCGATCCCGATGCCCTTGCGGCCCATCTCGACGGCGGCATAGACTTCGCTGCCAATGCCGAGAAACGGAGTGAGGACGGTATCGCCGGGGTTGCTCCATAGATCGATGCACCGCTCGATAACGTCGAGTTGCAGCGGCGATATGTGCTGCTCATCCTTGGCATCGCGCCCGCCGCGATATTGCAGGGTGCGGGTCTGATTGATGTCAGACCAGACCGGAGAGGCGTATCGCTGCCAGACCTCGATTGAATACCAGTTCCGGCCATCGGTTGCCGTGGTGTATTTGGCGGGGTCCGGCCCGTCGCCTTCGCCAATCCACTGGCTAAAGCATCCCGATACCGGCTCCGGGTTTTCGCCCGGCTTGCGGAATGTGACGATGAAATCGGCAAGGCCCTGCCCGCTGATCGTGCTGTCTTTGACGATCTGCTTGTGCAGGAGCCGGATGGACTTCGTGCGCTGTTGCGCGACGACTGGATCTTTCCATATGCAGACCTCGCTATGGAATATCCAGCCAGCGTCCTCGTATGCCCGGATAATCTCGCCGCGAAAGTCGCGCATGCCGATGTTGCCGTGCCGGATTTTCGACATGGGAAGCTGCATGCAGTGAACGGAGTGGAGCCGTCCGGGCATGGTGACGCGCAGCAATTCCGAGATCAGGAATTGGTAATGCTCCCAGAATTGCGCGCCTTCGTTATTTGACATGTCGCGGTCGAAGTTGCTGAATTTGTAAAGCCCCTCGAATGGCGGCGAGTGGACGCCGAAGTGGATACTATCGCCGGGGATGGCGCGGATCACTTCGCAGCTATCGCCCTGGTATATGGCGTAGTCCGGCATGATGACTTGATCGACGCATTTCACGCCTGAGATTGCGGGAGAATTGGACATTATGCGGCCTCCAGAAAGCGGGGAAGTTGGACGGGGATTGTCGGATTGTAGGCAGGCACTTCGCGGGCCATGCCGCGCACGGCTTGGCTGGATAGATCGGCCATGTGCCGGACCATTGCAGCGGCCATGCGGTCTGCATCGGCCTCCTTGCGGCGGATATTGGCGACGGTCGCGCCTTCGGTTTCCGCAGCGACGATATCAACATCGACGGGCATGGTCTGGCCAAAGCGCCAGAAGCGCCGGACGGCCTGATAGAATTGCTCGAAGCTGTCATTCAGACCGACGAAGCCGGTGCGATGGCAATGCTGCCAGTTCATCCCGAATCCGGCGAGCGATGGCTTGGTAATCAGGTGCGAGATTTTGCCGTCACTGAAATCGATCAGGATGCGCTCTTTCTCGCTGTCCTTTAGACCGCCGTGCAGATTGACCGCGCCGGGGATGGCCTTGGCCAGCAATTCGGCTTCACTGTTGAGATTGCACCACCAGACATAGGGCACGTCCATAGGTGTGATCGAGGCGGCAAGCGCGCACCGCGCTTCAACGGTGCTCCGCCGTGCCGATATGCGTTCCTGCATAGTGGCGGCGTGCAGCGCGAAAAGCTGGCCAGTCTCATAGTTTGGGCCGGTATCGACTTCAACTTTGTGCTGCACATAATTGAGCGGTGGCAGGTCATAGCCATCATTGGGATACCCAAGATCGGACGGCTTGCGCAGCATCACTGCCCAACTTGCCATCCACTTCCAAAATTCGTTTTCAGCATGGCCCTTCAAGCGCCATTTCTGCGTGTCCCCGCCGTCATGGGTGAAGAATGTGGCGAGCATGTCGGTATAGGACATGATGCCCAGAAACTCGGCGTGATTGCCCAATTCCATGAAGTCATTCGGGGCCGGGGTGGCGGTCGCAGCGAGCCGGAACGGGATGGCGTGGCAGGCTTCGATCAGCCGCGATCGATAGTGCCCGTCCACGTTTTTCAGGATGCTGCTTTCATCCAGAATGACACCGCCAAATTGCGACAGGTCGAAGTGATCGAGTTTCTGATAGTTCGTGATGTTTATGCCGGGGCCGCACTCGGATTGCTTGGCGGCAACGCGCGCCGGGATGCCGAATTTATCGGCCTCGCGTGCGAGCTGGGCAGAGACAGCGAGCGGGGCAAGGTGCAGGATGTTGCGGCCCGTCTCGCTGGCAACAGCTTGCGCCCACGCCAGTTCCATGAACGACTTGCCAAGGCCGGTGCCTGCAAACAGGGCTGCGCGCCCCCGGCGCAAGGCCCATGCGGTGATGTCGCGCTGATGCGGGAACATGGCATCGGGCAGGGCGGGAACGGTGGCCAGTCCGGTCATGGGATCGGTCATGGCCTTGCGCGCGAGGAACGCGGCATATGCATCGTTTCCAGTCATGCCGCCCTCGCCAGATTGGAGAAGCGGCCAATCTCGGCTGCGCTCTTGTGTTCAAGGCCAAGATCATCGGCGATACGGCCAAGCAACAGCCGCGCCTCGCCCGTGTCCCCGCGCTCGATTGCGGCGGCAAGATCGTGGATTGTGCGGGGCTGGATTGGCAAATCCTCGGGATCAACCATCCCATCGAATTCGCGTTCAGCTTCGTCTCGCGCGCTGCGCTCTGCATCCCGGACTTCTTCCTCGATATCGTGTGCCAGCCCTTCGATATCGTTGACGACGAATTCGACTTCCTCGCCGCAATGCGGGCAGTCGATGCCATAGGCGTTGAGTTCGATAGCCATCTCTCATGCCTCCCGGATTCGCATGGGCATGATGATGGCGAGCGTCCCGTCATCGACTGCGCGGCGGAACATCATGGCTTTGTCGCCATCGGCCTGGTGCATCTCGATTGTATCGCCGCCGATTGCTGCGATCATTGCTGCGAATATCTGGCCATTGATCCCGGTCGCATGGCCTGCCTCGGCATCGGACAAGACATCCTCGCCAGCTTCACCGCCATCGCCCGATGATGCCGAAAGCGTGATTGCGCCCTCGCACCGTTTGACGGTGATGCACCGCGTCCGCTCGTCGGCAACAATGGCCACGCGCTTCAATGCGGCAAGGATGTTGTCCGGCGTGAATGTGACGGGGTTGGCGTCGGGCGCGGGGATCACGCGGGTATAATCCGGGAAGCTGTTTTCGAGCAGCTTGCCGGTCAATACCACGTCGCCAATCTGCGCGCGGATTTTGCGATCATCCCATGCGAGCGATACCGGCTCATCATGCACCGCCGCAAGACCCGCCAGCGTGCCCAGATACTTGTCCGGGACCATCGCCGCCAAGGTGCCGCCGATAAGCTTCGCGGCGGTTGCAGACAGCCCCATACTCTTGCCGTTTGCACTGGCCAGATAGAGCCGGTTATCGACGCTATGGAACAGAGCGCCAGCCAAATATGCTTGCGTTTTCTCGTTGCTATCGACCCATGCAATCCGGCCAATTGCATCAGCCAGTGCCTTTCCGCCAATTTCAGTGGTGGCGGCGGGATCTGAAAATGGCATGATCGGATAATCGTCCGGCGATATCGTCGGCAGTTGCCAGCGCGAGCGCCCGGCACTCACTGCCAACCGGCCATCCTTGGCCGTCATGGAGATAACAGCATCTGGCGCGACGGAATTGGCGAGGGCGGCAAGGCGCTTGGCGTCAACCGTGACAGCAAGGGCGCACTCGAATTTGAGCGGCAAGTCTTGCCGGTATTCAGTGTCCATATCCGACGTTACGATTTGCAGCACTGAGCCATCGGCGAGCAGCCGGGCATTGGCCAGAATGGGGATGATCGCGGCGGACTGAACGATTGCTGCCGCGTTTTTCATCGCCGCCGCCAGCGCCTTGGCTTCGATCCGCAGCCCGTCCACCTTTTCGAGCGGAAGCCCCGGTGCATCGGTTGACGGATCGTTAACATGCGTGGTTACTTCCGCAGCTTGTGGCTTCGTCTTTTTGGCAGCACTTGCCATAGTCATGGTTCCTTCCGGGTTGTGTCAGTCAGGGGAAATCAGGATTGCAGATCGGGGCCGCGATCAGTCCAAGTGGACCCGTCAGCCATTCGGTATGTGACGCCGGTTTCGTCGGCGTCGGTTTGATCGCCCGGCACAAGGCTGGGCAGATATCGGTGATCGGGGCAGCCGCGCTCTTGATCGGCCTTGGACAGTCCATGTCCGTGGTGCGCGCATTGCCAATTGCCCACGCCCGGCACGATCTCGCGCAGCGGCTCGCTATGCAGGCACGTCCGGCAATTGCGCTCTGCCGCCTCGCCTTCGTGGCAGATGGCTTTCCAGTCGCACCATTTGCAGGCGAAGCTGGTGGCGTCGCCAATGCGCTTGGGCGCATGGTCATTGAATATGATGCGCTCCGCCTTGGCTTTCAGGATGCCAGCGAATACCGGATCGGCATTTGTGCGAACGGCGGTCCAGCGCCGCGCGCCGGGCGATGTGCAGACCATGTAATGACGGTCCAGCCCGGCATAGTCCATGTAGAGGACGGCCTGCGCGTAATAGACCGCATTCCATTCGGCGAGCGCGTTCTTCTCGCCTACTTTGCGCTTGGCCTTGTCGAGTGCGTCCCATTTCTCGGACGACTTGATTTCGAGAACGTGCCATGTTTTCGGTGCCTGGATCAGCCCAAGGCAAACCCCGTCCATATGGCCGGAGAAGTGCCCGCCAATATCCTTGAAGCCGAATTGCTCGCCATCTTCGTCGATGTCATGGACGATGAGTTCCGGCGTTGCTTTGAGCCGATCGATTGCCACAGCCTCGCTTGCATGGCCGTCCGCGAATCGCTTGAGAGTGAGCGCGTCGAATTTCGCCCGAGCGGCCCATCGGAAGCCATACCAGAGGGCACGCTCGCATTCCGCGCCGATGGCTGACATGCCGAGATAGCCGCGCCTGCGGCGTTCCTGCGCGCTTTCCAGTGCCGCGTCGGCATGGGCTAGCGTAGGGCATGGGGTATCTGGTAGGGCCACCATCGGTTGCCTCTCTTTTGTCAGTCAGGGAACCGGCGCGGGCGGCGGCGTCGAAAACTACCGCCCGCGCCTCATTCGGATTACGCGGCCTTGGACTTCCACGGCGGCGACTTGGCAGTGCCAGCCGATGCCGATGGAGTGAAGCCGGATCGGGCCGGGGCCGATGTGCCAGCGCCAAAGCCGCCAGTCGCCGGGGCCGCACTGCCAATCGGCTTGTAAGCCTTGATCGAATTGGACGCGCCGTATTCCTTGCCGTCCCTGCCGGTGCGTGGCGGGTCAACCTTGACCACGGCGAGCATCGGGATACCGTGCAGTTCCTCGCTATCCTGAACGGTCAATTTGCCCGTCGCGTGGCATATGGCCGAAAGCTGGCGCTGCGCGATTTCGACTGCCTGCGCGTTCGGGTTGTCCAGATTGAGCCGGTCAAACAGCTTTCGGCCTGCGCTCTCGCCTTCGATGATTTCGAGTTCCAGCTTGAGCATGTGCCCATCACGCTTGGTCGTTTCCACCATCTCGGATGAGAGGATATGGACCTTGTATTCGCCGGGTGTGATTGGCGTATAATCGCCCTGCGGTTCGACTTGGTTTGCGTCGAATGTTCCGCCCAAAAATGCCATGATCGTATTCCTTTTCTGTCAGTCATGGTTGTTTGCCGCTCGCGCGGCGAGTGTGCCGCTCTCGCGGCTATGCCGCCTCTTTCAGTGTTGCGGCTTCGCTTGACGCGGCCACGGCGGCGCTGAGTGCGTCCCATGACAGCGGCAATTCGGGTGGCAGGTTGTGCCGGTTTTTGGCGAGGAATGCGGGGCGCTCTTCGGTATAGAGTGCGCGGGTGCCCGCGCCGATGCCGCGCGCCACCTTCTTCATGCCGACATCGGTCTTCGTCACCGAAGTCTTGAAGTTGGCGAACAGCACCATATCGGCATGTTCCTGGAGCAAGGCGGATGCGCGCTTGTCCAGCTTGATCTGGTAGCGGTCGAATGGCTCCGTTTCCGGGCTGTCGAAGCGCTTGACCTCGCTATGCGCGGTCTGAATGATCGCCATACCCTTGTCATCGCGCAGCGCGTTGATCGCATCGAGATAGTCGCGCCACACATCGAGCGTCGCGACGTAACCGCGTCCATAGCCAGCGTCCTCGATTGAGTTCCACTGCTTTGACGGGTTGGCCTCATTGTTGCGCCGGATCGTCTCTGCCCAGACCAGCGGTTCGAGCCAGTCGAGACTGTCAACGCCAAGTGTCTCGAAGTCGTGATCCTCGGAATAGAGGGCAGACATTGCGTCCATCACGTCGGCAAAGGTTGCCGCCTTGGGGAAGCTGTCAATTGCGCAGCCGGACGGGTGCCCGTCCTCGATATTGATCAGCACCGGCTTAGGCGCGCTGGCGAGGAATGTATTCTTGCCGATGCCGTGCGGGCCATAGATGATGATGCGGGGTGGCTTGGGCGATGATAGCCGGTTGAGGCTGGAGAGGGAGATTGCCATTATGCCGCATCCCGTTGCGTTGCCGCATCCGCGATCAATGTAATTTCAAACTTCGGCTTGCCGGGCTTGACCGTGCGGGCGGGGGTGAGCAGGTCGCGGATTTGCGCGGGCCATGCGCCGTATTTCGTTTCCGAAACGGTCAACTTGGCGTCGATATATTCGGCGGGGTCGGCTTCCCATTCGTTGCGAATGGTCGCCTGCGCGTCGGCAAGGCGCTCCTGATCCCATGCCACATTCTTCGGCACGGTGATCTTGATATCGAAGTCGCCATCGGCGCGGTGGTGCGTGCCGGTATCATTCAGGCCAGCGGCATAGCGGCGAACAAGCGCGCCATGCAGGATTGCCTGCACTTTCTGCGCATCTTCCATCGCCCCATCAGCAGCATCTTTCATGCCTGCCAATGTCTCGATTGGCAGAGCATCGATCTCGCCGGGTGAAGCGGCAAAGAGTTCTTGAAGGGTCATTTTCGGTTCCTTTGTCAGTCAGGATTTCGGAAGCGGTGTCAGTTCGGAAGTTCGGCGGGGAGAGGCTGACCGGCAGGTTTCCAAATTCCGTGCGCGCCTCACGGCAAACGCCCTCTCCCCTGATTTCGCTAAGTCGTATCGAGCGCAGCCACGATCACGCGGGCCAAGCCGGGGATGCTTTCGTCGCGCTCGATCAGGATGCGGTCGTTCCAGCGATCATCCGGGATAGGCAGCTCGCGCACGAGCGCATCCTCGATAGCTTTGAGGCAGTTGCCAGCATCGCGAATGCGGCCTTCAATGCCCAGGCGGATGATAACCTGCATGGGGATGGACTTCGGCCATTCCGGTTTGCCCGCCGCGCGCCATTGCGTGATCAGATGATAGCGCGCCTCATCAATCCATGCCTTGTAACCTTTGGCCTTCGCGCGCCCGTCAGTGCGGTTGACGAATAGCGAATTGGCCGATGGCGGCAGCGGCAGATTGACCGCGAATACCGGATGGTCGTTCGCAATGCGAAGCGGCAGGCAAGGCGCGGCGAGTGTCATATCGCCCGCACTCCTGCCTCGCCAATTTCCCGGCGGATCGCGTCCAATTCGGACAATGTATCGTCCAGTCGCTCGAACAGCGTCTTGGGCGAATCCCTGCTCACCTGCGCATCGCAGGCATCATCCCATGGCCGCACCGCCGCCGCGCCATATCGCCAGCGGATATTGCCCAACGTAACCGGATTGAGATTGTTATGCTCATTCTCGGCATTGCCGATTGTTTCGGGTGAACAGCCGATTTCCTCTGCCAATTCGGTATTGGAAAGATTGTGTTGCGCCTTCAAGGTGCGAATGATTTTCGCAACAGCGGCGCGGTAATCCTTTTCGCGCGGACGGCTAAATAGCGGCAAGACGTTTGTCCCGTGCATCAGCTATCCCCTTGGCTATGGAAAGGAGACAAATTGCCGCCACAGGGCGCTTGATGATCGGACGCGGGGCCAGTTTCAGGTCCAGCCCCGCGTCCTGTCCCGCCGTCCACTGCGCGAGCCGTAAAAGGGTGGCGCGCGGTATCGGGCATGACACCGCGCGCCTCGCCGGGGGACTCGGGGAGAGGATTGGATTCCCCGGCGAACTCGATAAGAATGGACTGCCGCCACTGGTCGTAGCTGGGCTGCGAATTGCTGTTCGGAAAGCCACGATAGGCCCAAGCAGGCGCGCTCATTGATCGTCGCTCCGGTAGATGTCGGCATCATGCCAAGCGGCCCAAATCCACAAGGCTTTGTAAGCCAGCACCGAAGCGCCAGCAGCCAGCAACAGCCAAGGCAGGGCGTCGATCATGCTGCTGCGCTTTCGGGCCGGTATGTGGCCATGAACCGCCGCACCTTGGCCTCAGTCTCAGGCCAGACCCTGCGGCCTGCGCGAAGCTGGCGGACAAAATGACGGTCGCCCAAAGCATCATCGCCCAGCCGAGTGGCGGACATTTCGTGCGCTCCGAGAAAGGCTTCGATATCGTCAAGAAGGGTGCTCATGCCGCACCTTGTAAGTGTGACATTGCACACCTGTCAAGTGTGTTTTGTCGGGACTATGCGGTAAGGGCTAAATTAGCCGACGATAGCCCCATGACGGACTTCGATATTGATATATTCCGCGCGAACCTGACGCGCCTTATGGATATGCACGGGATCAAGCGAAAGCCGCTGGCAATCGCCGCTGGCCTAGGTGAAACCGCGATCCGGGATATCTTCGAGACAAAGCGCAACGACGTTCGCGTAGGCACGGTTTTGCGCCTTGCGGACTACTTCGGTGTATCCATCGACGAGATGGTAGGACACGCACCCGATGGCGCGGGCGATCTATTCGACGCCCTGGCGAGTTTGCCAACATCAGCAAGGCGACAGGCCGGGGCGCTGATCTGCGCCTTTGCCGAGTCTCACCCGGACTATCGCGCACCGAAAGCCACTGAAAATGCTGGCCTATTAAAAAAAGTGTGACGCGACACATTTTATTGTTTGACAAGGTGTGACGTTGCACACATAAGGTTTCCATAGCCACCCGGCATTGGAGACTGACATGGACGCCCCCGCTGACATTATTGAAGCCGCAACCGCCATTCTGGCGCTTGAAGGCACGGGCCGTTATTACGGCTGCACAGCTACCGCATCACGCGATGAATGGGCGCGGGCCGCACAGGCAGCGCTGGACGGCGAATGGGATGAGCTTGACCTGTTGCTGGACATGGACGCCGCCGAACTGTGGCTAATGCCGGAATGGGCACAAGACGATTGGCTGGCGACCCGTAACGCAAGTGCGAGGGCCGCAGCATGACCCCCGCCGCCGCCTTCATCGCGGGCAAGCTGGCGCTGGCCAGTCTGGCCATGTGCGAAGCCTATCAGCCCGATGGCGCGATTACCGATTGCTTCGGTGCGATCCATATCACCGATAGCCGGGCCTATAACGCCTATGCCCGCAATGGCGCGGTCTATCTGACGCGCGGCCTTGTTGAACAATCCAGCGCCGATGAACTGGCGTTTGTGATCGCCCATGAACAGGCGCACGTCATCCTTGGCCACACTGGCAGCACCCCCGCGCGCGAATTAGAGGCGGATCGCATGGCCGCGCGCATGATGCGCAGCGCGGGATTTGACCCCACCGCCGCAGCCGCCCCGCTGGCCCGCATGGAAACGCGCAGGGTGTTGGGCTTCCCTTTCTCGCTGTTCACACACCCTTCAGCCGCACGGCGGCTGCGGGCCATTGGAGAGGTGCAATGAACCGCCCCCGCAAGCAAGCCGCGCGCCTGTTGGCCGCATCGATTGCCGAACTTCCACCGCTTGTCCCGGTGCGCGAGGCAATTGATTGGGGCTGCATCAACCGCATTGCCGCATTTGCCGCACAGCGCCGCGCCGAGCTTGGCGAGGAACGCTGGGCTGAGTTGACTAGGGAGTTGGACACATGAGCGCCCTTGACCTGCTCCGCCAGCTAACCCCGCGCGAGATCGCCGCAGGACTGGCCGGGTGCATCGCTTTCATGGCCGTTGTGGTGGTGATCGCCGCGATGATGCCGAATTGAACAGGAACCAACATGAACGCCCAAGCCAAGATTGAAGCGCCAAGCGGCCTCGCACTGTTGCGCCAGCCCTTCGCGCCGCATCAAATCAGCAAACTCCCAAAGGAAAGCAAGGCACAGGCCGATGCGCGCAAGGCGGATCGAAACACTGCTATCAATTGCAATATCTGCGGCGGTTGGCACCACAAAAACGCCGTTCACTTGGACTACGTGGGCCATGCTGACCGATATCAGCGCCGCCAAGCCGGAAGGCCGGGAACTAACGCCGGATGTATGGAAGTCGATTTTCATGCACGCGCTGGACCATGCGCAGCGGTTCGAGGTGGCGCTGGACGGCAAGGGCATGGTGCCTGTCGGCTTTCGGTCAAGTAAACTGACAGTGCGGCAAATGGGCGATTTGATGACGCTGATTGAAGAATACGCCGCGCGGCACGGTGTCGCGTTGCAGGATTTTCCACAAGGGAAACCGGGGCCAGCCTAACAAGCGCCCGGTGCAGATTGATGACCGACGCAACTACGATTGAACAATTTCCCGTTCGCAACCGCTGGACAAGCGAGGTGCAATTTACGGCTGAGATCGCCGTCACCCCGGATATGACGCACGGCTGGAAACTGCGGCTCGCGGTCGCATGGGCGCTGGCATCATCCGTGCCTTGCTCCGACTTAGACCTGAGCGAAGTGGACTTTACCGGGTTTATTTGCCCTACAGGCAGCAGCTTCTTTCGCAGCAGCTTCTTTCGCAGCCGCTTCGTTGACAGCAGCTTCTTTCGCAGCCGCTTCGTTGACAGCCGCTTCGATGGCAGCCGCTTCGATGGCAGCAGCTTCTTTGGCAGCAGCTTCGTTGACAGCAGCTTCGTTGACAGCCGCTTCTTTGGCAGCAGCTTCGTTGACAGCAGCTTCGTTGACAGCCGCTTCGATGGCAGCAGCTTCTTTGACAGCCGCTTCGATGGCAGCAGCTTCTTTGGCAGCAGCTTCGTTGACAGCAGCTTCTTTCGCAGCCGCTTCTTTGGCAGCAGCTTCGTTGACAGCAGCTTCGTTGACAGCAGCTTCTTTGGCAGCAGCTTCGTTGACAGCAGCTTCGTTGACAGCCGCTTCGATGGCAGCAGCTTCGATGGCAGCAGCTTCGTTGACAGCCGCTTCGATGGCAGCAGCTTCTTTGGCAGCAGCTTCGTTGACAGCAGCTT